CCACGTTGGGGATATCCCACCAGGGTTCAAACCTTGGTACGAGCATCGTCATACTTCAAGTTTGGGTGGCAACCCAATAATGGATTGTGGCGGTTTTACTTGTCCAACGTTTTGTCGCATGCTTGCATGGACAATTCATTACGCAGCCGGTTCCGTCTCGGAGCGCGCGGAGATAATCCGTGCGTATCGATCGCTCTTCTACTTGTACTACAAGTTAGAAGTTCCATTTACTGCCGAACAGCTTTCTGCTGCTTTGGTGAAATGGAAACGTGATGAAGAGGAACTCGAATATTTTGAGTTTCCCGATTATTACGATCGCGATCTGCATGTCGTTCGAGATTTAATCTCGGACCTCCTGCGCCGTGGCCCTGAGTTATTTACCAAGATAATTCCTGGTCATGGTCCCGGGGCGGTGGCGGGTGGAGAAGTAGGAGAAGAAAAATGGGAAACCTTTAATCTTATTCCTAGCCTCCACCGCGTTTATCCTAGATACGATCTGTATTTAGGATTTCGCTCAGATGGTCGAATCTCAGCAGCTATGGCTGGCGAAATCATACGTTTAACAAAACGTTCCACCGAGCAGAGAGCTACCTCGCGGTTGCTCTTTGTCCCAAAGGACTCCCGCGGACCTCGCACAATATGTTGCGAGCCTAAGGAGTTGATGTTCGTCCAACAAGGCATCTCTAACAATCTGATGAGAGAGTTAGAGTACTTGAGCCATAATCGGATTAATTTTGTCGATCAAACAATCAACGGATGGTTAGCCCTCGCGTCGAGCGAGGATCAAACCTACGCGACTGTTGATCTTCAAGATGCCTCCGATCGAGTTACGATGCAGCTTGTTAGGCTTGTGTTCCCAGATTGGGCCCACAAGTATTTACAAGCTACGCGTTCGGAATCGACTAGGTTCCCAGATGGTTCCCTACATGAGGTGAACTTTAAGTATGCACCTATGGGGTCAGCTTTATGCTTCCCCATACAAAGCATGCTTTTCTGGTCCCTTGCTGTTGTTGCCGGACAAAACTCCGGCCTCAGCATGGCTGATGCCAAGGCTAATACATACGTCTATGGTGACGACATAATTATTCGTCCCCAAGTTTTCGCATATCTCTGCGATCTCTTCTCAAAGGTTGGCCTAAAAGTCAACCGCGAGAAGTCGTATGTAGAAGGTTCTTTTCGGGAAAGCTGCGGCGTCGATGCCTGGAAAGGCTACGACGTCACTCCTTTCAAAATCAAAAAGGACCTGAGTCGTCGATCCCTTGACGGACCTCTCGCCACTGCTATATGTGAATATAGCAGTACGTGTTTTGCGCTTAATTACCGCAGAACTGGCGAACATCTATTCAACCTTGTGAATAGTCGATATCCCGGAGTAATCCGTATACCGAAATATTCACTCGGTTGTCTACATGTAGTGGATCCATCTTACCAGACGTGCCTTGATGACACGCACTGGGGGTGGAGCACTGAGATGTGCTGCACAACAGTACGAGGGTGGGTCGTGTCAACGCCCCTACAACCTTCGCACTTGAGTGGTCTTAGCAGACTTCTCAAAGCCTATTATGGCAATTGGGAAGAGCGCGATCC